TGTTAATAGATCATTGTTTTTTGCTACTGCACCTTATGCAGCTTACGTTGAATTTGGTACAGGAAGCGGTGTTAACATTCCTAGAGGTTTTTCAGATATGGCTGCACCTTTCAAAGGCAAAGGAATTAGAAGGCGAGATTATGGTCCCAAGCCTTTTTTTATCCCTAGCTATCTCGAAGGGATTCAGCAATACCCTAAAGATTTAAGAAAAGTATTGGAGGTACAAACACGAAAATATAATGCAAAAAAATAATTACATTTGAGAAATGAAAGATGCTAATTTATCAATACTGAATGCATATAAAAGTACACTAGCCAATTTGATTGTCGGTGGTGTTACGATTCCAGTATACTCTAAGTCAGCACCTTTAAAAAATGTACCGGCTAAATATGTAATATTATCTAGCCAGACCAGATTGCAAGAACAAACAAAGTGCGGATATTGGTATCTTTGCACTATTAACGTTCAGATAGTCACCAAATACCCTAATGGTAATGGTGATTTGAGTTTTGCAATGGTAATCGGTGAGGAAATACAAGACAGGATACAGGTTACTAACTTAACTTTAACTAACTTTATAAATGTTGAAACCTTACAACTTATTACAAATGAGGTAATTTTAGAGACAGAAACAGAAAACATATTTCAATACATCTTAACTTTTCAACACAAATTAAACAGAACTTAATTATGGCAGCAGAAAATTTTTATTCAGGCAGCTTATTCATGCTCTACATTCGCACAGGTGGCGCGTGGAAACCAGTAGCATGTTTAACATCAAACGGAATCAGCGAATCATGGGATTTTGCTGAGACAGTAACTAAATGCGATCCGGGAGTAACCAGACGTAAACCAACAACCTATTCATACGAGATTCCTTTTGAGGGCGTATTTACTGATACAGTTGGCGCAGGTGGTGATACCGCTAAAGCATCTTGGGACCGTATCAAAACTTTGGCAAGATCAAAAACTTTAACAGAGTATCAAATAGCTTTGTTATTAGCGAATGGTTCGGAAGATCCAAATTTTGCCGCTCAGTATGGTACTGCTTACTTTAGCGCTTTGGATATTACGGGAGCAGAGGGAGAGTTTATTACATTCTCTGGTACTATGTTAGGTGATGGCGATATTACTGAAACTGATCCTTATCCTGGCTACTAATTTATGGAAGGTCATTTAACGTATAAAATCGGTGAGGTTGATAGGCAGTTTTTCTTTGGCAATTATGCTTTAGAGCAGACATTGAATCATTTTGATGCATCTGTTTCTGATTTATCTGACATATTAGGTAAGCAGCTATTGCCATTTTTGAGAATGTTTATGTTTCATGCGGCAACTTATCCGATATTAAAAAAGGGTGAAATTGTTGATTTTACCGAGTTTGATGTTCATGAGTGGATTGATTCGAGCGGCGGTTCTGGCGGTGATTTAGTAGTTATAGTTTCAAAGGAAGTTTTCAGAGTTTTAGGGTTGAACACCGAGGTTACTAATCAAAAAAAAAGCAAAGCGGAAAGTTAAATTGGAATAAAGATGTGCTGACATTTGCTTTTGGTGAACTGGGATTGATGCCTGATGACTTCTACGCCTTGACATGGAATCAATACATTCTAAAGTGTCAAGGCTTTTTTAATAGGGAAAAAAAGGAATGGGAGCGGATAGGGTGGGCAACTTGGAACGGGATGAGAGTGCATGTAAACAAGGGGATGCCAACCTATAAAAAGTTCATGTCTTTTATTTATGAGGAGGATGAAATAAAGGACATGGATAGAATCAAAGAACAGATGAATAAAGCTATGATTAAATATCTGGACAATGCAAGGAATTGAGATACCTATTGGTGCGCCATTAGGGCAATTAGATAAAGATTTAAAGGGTGCTGAAAACAAATTAAAAGGATTTGCAGCGGAAGCATCTAAAAGCGCAGGTGTTCTTGGTGGCGCAGTTGTAAAAGGCTCAAACTCTGCTGCTTTTGCCTTAACCAATTTAGGCAGGGTTGCACAAGATGCGCCTTTTGGGTTTATCGGTATTCAGAACAACTTAAATCCGTTATTAGAAAGTTTTAGTAGATTAAAAGCAGAAACAGGTGGAACTGGCTCTGCATTAAAAGCATTAGGCCAGTCTTTAATTGGCCCAGCAGGATTAGGTATTGCTTTATCGGTAGTATCAGCAGGTATTCTATTTTATCAGCAATATCAGCAAAAGGCAAATAAAGAAGTCACAACTGCTAAAAAAGTCACAGACGAATATATCAATTCTTTGGGCCAAGTTCAACAAGCCCAATTAAAAGGCGCACAAGCTGCTCAAGGTGAATTAGCAACTTTAAAATTGCTTTATAGTCAATATCAAAATTCAACTTTACCATTAGAACAAAGAAAGGATGCTTATAAAGAAATTCAAAAGTTATATCCCGCATACTTTGGAAATTTAGGATTTGAGGCTACTGCAACAAATAAAACTAAAAATGCTTATAACTCCTTAACTGAATCAATATTAGCAAGTGCAAGAGCAAGGGCAGCTGCTGACCTTATTGCTAAAAATAGCACAAGGCAATTAGAAAATGAGCAAAAAATAATTGACTTAAATAAGCAAATACAAAACGAAAGAACAAAACAGTTAAAATTACAAAATACAGTTGAAAGCCAGAATTTATTAGCAAAGCAAGAAGCTAATATTTTAACATCTAAACAAGCAGATATTGTAAATAAATATTTAACCGCAGGAGCAAAGGAGGCTGAATTAACTAAGTTAAAAAATAACCTGCTTACTGATAGTAATATTTTAACTGAGAAAAATATACAACTTACAAAATCTGTAAACCAAGAGATTGCTAAAGGAGGTAAAGTAAGCGGTAGTGTTGGTGGTGATGCTTTACAAAAAGGCAAAATGCCAAAAGCAGATAATACTGCAAACGAGGCAAAGAAAAGAGCAGAAGATTTAGCTAAAGAAGCTAATGCTTTCGGTGCAAAAATGTTAAAATCTATACAAGATTTTCAAATTGATGTGTCTAATCTTGCAGCTGAGAAAAAAGCTAAAATTGATTTTATTGATCCCGATCAATTACAATCTGCGGTAGCTTTAACTGATATGTTTCAAAAAGAAATATTTGGCAATTTGCAAAAAGCTAATAAACATCTTATAGATTTTAATCAACAAGCATCTGACATAATTCAAAATTCTATAGTAGGTACTTTTGCAGGTTTAGGAAATGCCGTTGGAACTGCTTTAGCAAATGGTACAAGTATAGCAGAAGCATTAGGTCAATCATTGCTTTCCTCTGTGGCAAGTGTTTTAGGAGAATTAGGTAAGTTGTTAATTGCGACTGGTGTAGGAATGATAAGTCTAAAAACTGCATTTAAAAATCCATATTTGGCAATCGCAGCTGGTGTTGCTTTGGTAGCTTTAAGTGGATATGCTGCTACTAAGGCAAGTAATATAACAAGTGGCGCAGGTAGTGGAGGAGGCGGAGGCGGTTCAAGTGGTGGTGGTTCAGTACCAGTTCCACAAGCATCTTCAACAATCAGCACAAGCGCGGCAGGTTCTTCTCAAAACTTTGGCGGTGGCGCGGTTGTGTTTGAGATTTCAGGAACTAATCTAATAGGTGTATTAAACAGAGCAGGTGCTAAACTTACAAGATTTGGGCCATGAGTTATAATCTTAAATATTATTTTACTTTTTACGCGGACAGAGATACTAGAGTAATTGATGGTACTCCTGATGATTACACTTGCAATATCTCGCAGTTGGATTATGCAGGTAGCGAGATAGAAATACTAGCCCAACAAAATCCGATTCAGATAAATTATCAGAACACAAGTAGCAATAAGCTAGAGCCAATTATAGGTTCGGAATGTACGTTAAATCTAATAGCATCTGAGGATTTCGAATTAGAGGATTTATACACCGAGAATGAGCGAGAGTTTTTGGTACAAGTATATAGAAATGGGGGTTTAATTTGGTCAGGCTTTATCATTCCAGATGGATGCCAGGAAGCCTTTACATTTGCGCCTTATGTAATATCTGTGAATGCGGTTGATGGACTAGGTTTGCTAAAGAATTTAAGCTATGTCCAAAATAGCGGAGACTTTTATTTAGGCAAACAAAGTTTTATAGATGTCATAAATGCTTGTCTAATCCGACTAGATGCTCCTAGTTTAGTTTTAAATACTTGCGTAAATATTTATGATGTAACAATGACAGAAGGGGATGCCTACGATCCCTTGGCGCAAGGTTATGTAAATGCAGAAAGGTATTTAAAAGAAGACGAATTTACTGCAATGAATTGTCAAGAGGTCTTATATTCTGTCCTGCAATTATTTACAGCCTGTATCATACAAAGCGATGGCGAGTGGTACATTTACAGACCTAACGAATTAGCTTTAACTGGTGATTTGACTTTCAGAAAATATTTAGATGGAGAAAGAATGTATGATCAGCCGACATTTACACCTGATTTAGATTCACTTTTGGGCGGTGAAAGCGAAGGTGTAGTTTTAGCACCTTATTTTCATATCAATACCGATCAGATGAAAATGATTGATAAGCCTTATAAAAATGCTTCGTTTTCTTTTAAATACGGATTTGTTTCTTCGTTAATTTCTAATCCTGAATTTTCTGGTTGGAACGGAATAACATTTACTGATTGGGCAAAAAGTAGTGTATTTTTGCCTTTATTTGAAGATATAAATGGTGGTGCTAAATTAGGTAATTATACTGCATCACCCGGGCCCTACCTGTACATAGAAAATATCACACCTGCTGAAATAACGGAAGGCGATATGATAATCTTTAGAATGGGTTATTACAACTATATTTCAGATGGGCCAAGCGCAAGAGTGATGTTAACCGATGGATTAACCACATGGTATTTAAACCAACTTGGTGAATGGGGAACTATTGATACGAGAATAAACGGATTAACGTTGCAATATTATGAAGAGGTATTAAGTATTACTGCAAGGAGAGCGCCAATTACAGGAGATCTAACAATCAGGCTATACGAGGCAAGAGAAGACTTGATTCCGCCATCACCAGATTTATTTATTACATATAAATCTGCAAGTATAGTTCCAAATCTGAATACCGATCAAGCTATTGGAGAATTGCATACTTCGACACAAAGAGGTAAGTTTTCCTTTGTGCCTGAAACTATAAATTTATTAAATGGTGATAGTAGTTCAAATATTTATTTAAGCGCAATATATGGCCCAGATGAGGTAACTCGCACAACTGAGTGGAATAGGAGAGGATTAACTGAATCTATTTTAGCAGAGCCTTTTGAAGAAAGTAAACAGTTAATAAGAATTGCATCAGAAGAAAAGCAAAGGTTATACGCAGGGCCCTTTGTTAGATTTGAAGGCTCAATATTTGGATATTTTAACCCAGTAACTAGGTGGTCAATAAATTTAGTTACAGGGCATTTTATGAACCTAAGTTTGAATTATGATTTGCAGCAGAATATTTGTAAAGCAGTTTTGGGAAGAATAACAAATGAGGAAATAGCTTTAGATTATACACTAACGCCTGATTATGGCGCAACCACTAGAGTGACAGTAAAGGGGACAACACCATGACCGAGTTAATGCTTTTTATAAATGATTTGCCTGTCGGATGCTTGTTGAGCAATGCCACAAGTGAATCTATTAGTTTTATTAAGACTTGCAAGAGTACGCCTAATATGGCTCAGAAGCAACTAGGGCAATTACATAGTTATTCCGTTAGCTTTGAGGCGGTTTATGCAACCTCACAAGCTACAATAGGATGGAATGAATTAAAAAATCTAGGTCGTTCTAGAAAAATCATAGACTGGTCAATGATCAATTTAGATACAGATCGTGGTGATGCAGGTCAGGGATTTTTAGAGAATATAGAGATGACCGGAATTACGGAAGATTTTGTTAAATTTACAGGCGTGATTACAGGCTATGGCGCAATAGTAGATGCTGAATTAATTTACTATGTGTGGGCCCAGAATATTGGCCAATATGTAGATAATGGGGAAGATAAATATGTATTCGTAAATTAAAAGATATGCCAATTATTAATGGAGTTTATTTAAAAGATTTTACTGCATTACCTGGAGCGGTTGCAGATGCAAACATAATACCTATCGCAATAACTGGAGATATAATTGCATACAGAACTACTGTATCAGCAATTGTTACGGATGCCAGAATAACATCAAAGCTACTAACAGGACTATCAATAACAGGAAGTGCAGTTCTTGCAACAGATACAATCTTACAAGCATTTGGCAAGGTACAGAATCAGCTTAATGGTAAGCAGGGGACAATTACGCTAACAACTACAGGAACAAGTGGTGCGGCGACTTTAGTAGGTTCTACGCTAAATATTCCAAATTATGCCGATGGTGGTATTACATCTTTATCAGCCATAGGTTCAACACCAAATGCTAATGGTGCTACCATTACAGGAACAGTATTAAATCTACAACCAGCCTCAGCTTCATTTGGTGGTGTAGTTACTACATTAGCACAGACATTCGCAGGAGATAAGACGCTTACAGGAGCATTAGCAGGAACAAGTGCAACTTTTAGTGGTATTTTAATTACGCCGCAAGTAAAAGCTGCAACAAGTGCAGGATTAAGTATCAATGCAAATAGTGGAACACAGGTGGCAGATTTTGGTGCAGGTGGTAGTGCTAATATTACTTTCTTTGGAGGATTAAGTGGTACAAGTGCTACGTTTAGTGGAGCGGTTGGTGTTACAGGTCAGCTTACATTAAGCTCAACTATCACTAACGGAACATATACCTATACGCTACCGAGTGCAACTGGTACTTTAGCTTTAGTTGGTGGCGCGGGTGTAGGAACAGTTACTTCGGTCGCTGCTTTAACTTTAGGAACTACTGGAACTGACTTATCAAGCACAGTAGCAAATGGCACTACCACGCCTGTAATTACGTTAAACGTGCCAACCGCATCTGCAACTAATAGAGGTGCATTGTCATCTGCGGATTTTAGTACATTTAGTGCCAAGCAAAACGCTATTACGCTAACAACAACAGGCTCAAGTGGCGCAGCTACGTTAATCGGTGCTACTTTAAATATTCCTATTTACTCTACAGATTTATCTGGTTACGTACCATATACAGGTGCTACTCAAACACTTCAGATGGGTACTAACAAAGGAATAACATTAACTGACACAGGTACAAGTGTAAGTATTGCTATTACCTCATCTTCAACTGGACAAGGTGCATTAGTCATTGATAAGTCCGTAAATGGTAATGGAGTAGTAGTTAATAACTCTGGTATTGGTTATGGTATTTATGCAAATAATACATCAACAGGTTCTGGTATTGCAATAGGTAATTCATCAACAGGTAAGGGATTATTTATTGACAATGCAGCTGCCGCAACAGGTGATCCTTTTGCTTATAGTTTAAATGGCGTTGCTAATATAAAAGCTAAGATTGATTATATAGGTAACATTACTGGACAATCTTTTATTCCAAGCGGTTCAACAGTTCCGACAAATGGAATGTATTTATCAGCTGCAAATACTTTAAATTTTGCTACTAATTCAGCAAATCGGTTGAGTATAAGTTCGGCTGGAGCAGCTACGTTTACAGGTGCATTATCAGGCACAAGTGCTACGTTTAGTTCAACAGGTTCATTCTTAGCAAACACAGGGGTATCAACAAGTGCTAAGTATTTAGAAATCATAAATACAGGCGGAAACTTAACTTTTGGAGTAAATAATAGTGCAGGAAATACATTATTATCAGGCGGTGCGTATTCTTCTGATATGTATACATCAGGAGCAACGGCTTTAAGATTTGGTACTAATAGTACCACAAGACTCACCATAGCATCCACAGGAGAAGCTACGTTTAGTTCATCGGTTACCAGTACTTTAGGAAGTACAGCAGCAAATTTTGTTAGTAATGGTGCAACTACGGGGGCGGTTAATGCTTATAGGGTTTCTAATACTACAGGAGCTGCTTCATACGGAATAGATAGTAGTACAGGTGGAGATTTAATTACAGGAGGATTAGCTTACGCTACAATATTACAATCAGTGTCAAATACTGCTTTACAATTAGGAACTAATCAAACAGCAAGACTAACTATTGCAGCAGGTGGCGCAGTTACGATTGCAAACCTTGCAGGTTCTGGAAGCAGAGCGGTATTAGCTGATGCAAGTGGTGTTTTATCCGCTCCAGTTTCAGACATTTCAGTAAAACAAAACATAGTACCTATCGGATATGGATTGAATGAAATCATGAAAATGAATCCCGTTTGGTTTCATTTTGTTGATGAATACAAAAACTTTGGCGAAGGCAGACAGAATGGTAATATAGCACAAGAAATTGAAGAAATAATACCAGAGGCAGTATTTACAACTAAATCAACTGGTAAAATGGGTATTAATTATGACCAGCTTCACGCGGTCTATATTAAAGCCATCCAAGAACTCAAAGCAGAAATAGAAATCTTAAAAAACAACTAAATGAAACTAATCACACCAATCTCCATCTGGGATAAAGGACAAAACAAACAAGCGGACATACTAAACGCTTTTGCGGTAAACGTAACTTTAGGCTTATCTGCGACATTTTACTACACTATTTCAAATCAGCAAGAGCAGTTAGCATCTGGTAATTTAACACTTGAAGGTGCTGATTACCAGCTATGGGATGCGGATATTTTTGCTTGGGATTGGATTGCAGAACAACTTAATTTGACTATTGTAGGAGATTATGTTCCGCCTGTTGTTGAGCTAATAGTTGAGGAAGTAGTTCCTCCAGTAGTTGAGGAACTTATAAGACAAACACAACCCAATAATTAACTATATTTGACACAAAATCAACCCTATGAAAACTGAAAAAGAAGTAACAACACCAGAAGTACAACCAGAAGTACAAAAGTTAAAAGTAGAATTGGCAGTCCAAGAGTGGGAGGCAGTATTGGCAGTCATTGAGCAGTCAACATCTCCGCACATTCAAGTTAAGGCAGTAGCTGCTGAATTAGTAAAACAATTACAACCGCAAATTAAAAATGACAAATAATAACGCTGATTTAGCGACCGTAGTAAGTGTATCAGGGGCAATGCTAAGTATTGCCAATGTCCAACCAATAGTAACTTTAATAGCTTCTTTGGTCGCTATCATAAGCGGAGTATTTGCCATTCGTTATTACATCAAAGCAACTAACAAAATCAAATGAAAGCAGAAGAAATCGAATTTATAGAGTCAGAGGTTAAGGTAAACCTAATGCCAGAAATTAAGAAAGCAGTTCCCGGTGTTTTATCGTGGGTGCTTAGAGTAGTGTTCCCAAAATTGGAACGCAAAATCATTGACTTTGTGATCGGAATGGTTGAGCATTTCTTGAGTAAGAAAAAGTGAGCGCAGGACAACTGACAACTAATTTTCACATCCGCGAGTTTAAATGCAAGGATGGGAGTAAAGTACCCGAAGCGTTAGAATCAAACGTGAAGCTATTAGCTAATCAGCTACAAGCACTTCGGGACTTTATAGGTATTCCTATCACTTTAAATTCTGCGTATCGTACAGAGGCTTATAATGCCTCTATCGGTGGCAGTCCAAATAGTCAGCATAAGTTAGCAAAGGCGGCAGATTTAGTAACTATAAAATATACACCAAAGCAGTTAGCGGCAATTATTAAAAAACTAATCAAACAAGGCAAGATGATGCAGGGCGGAGTTGGTGTTTATCCATCATTTGTGCATTATGATTGCAGAGGTACTGAAGCAAGGTGGTAAAAAATAAAATCATGAAAAAAAGAATTTCAAAGCAAGGCACGTTAGCAATGTCAGACATTGTACGTGGTCTCATTATGGCGGTGTTAACTCCAGCGGTTTTAATTATTCAGCAATCTTTAGAAGCTGGAACATTAACCTTTAATTGGAAGCAGATAGCAATGGCATCCGTTGCAGGAGGTTTCGCTTATTTGGTTAAAAATTTCTTTGAGCCGAGCAAGGCTATTGAGCGGTTGTAATGACACTTGCAGGTATATTACTTGTATTTGTCGGGTGTTTACTAATTTACTACTATGCAGAAACAAGAGATAGTTAGACCATATTTGGAAAGATTCCCAGATCATGGCGATTTAACCTTGGCAAAGAAAATATACAAGGAAAATCCATTAGTTTGGAGGCAAATTGAATCGGTTAGATATATTGTCAGGGCATTAAGAGGTAAGCGAGAAAGCAACTACAAAGACAAAAGTCTGCATCAGCCGAAAACCTATGATACTAACCCTTATAAACTACCAGAAAGTGAGGAGAAAGAAAGAGTACCTTTTACCCTTCCAGTAGCATGTAACAACATCCTATTAATCTCTGACTTACATATTCCCTATCATTCCATTAATGCGATTACTGCGGCTTTGGATTATGGTAAAAAAGAAAACATAAACACAATCCTGATCAATGGAGATTTAATTGATTTCTATGGTTGCAGTCGATTTGAGAAGGATCCCAGAAAAAGGTCTATCAAGCACGAGTTTGATACTACCAAAGAGTTTCTGCGCATCCTCAGAGCAACCTTCCCAAAGGCTATAATCTATTTCAACAAAGGTAATCACGATGTCAGATACGAGCATTTTTTGATGGCTAAAGCGCCTGAGATATTTGATGATCCGTATTACTCGCTTGATGCAAGACTGGAACTTTCGAAAGTTAGCATTAACCTGATTGATGACAAGACAATAATCAGAGCCGGAAAGTTAAGCATACATCATGGGCATTTGTTTTTTCGTGGTTTTATGGCTCCGGTTAACTCAGCCAGGGGATTGTTTATGAAAGCTAAACAAAGCATGATCTGCGGTCACGTTCATAAGGTGTCCGAACATAACGAAACTAATCTATCGGGAGAATTGATTTCTTGCTGGTCA